TTAAAGTATCTGCCGCCTCATTGGCCTCTGGCAGTTTATCAACGTCTGGAATTTCTAGTCCTAATTTCTCATAATGCGCTTTCATTACCGGAAGCGCTACTGCATACGCATTGGCAGGATGTCTCTTGTCGCCTTCATCAATCAATGACCCTTCTACAACAGGCCACTTGTCAATGTGCCCACCGGGTTGATCTCTAATAATGTGAGGGATTGAACCGCTTGAAGCCCTGGCAAGTCCGCGTTTAGCAGCATCCCAAATCCTCTTTGCTAATTCACTTGTCTTGTCAAGAATAGCTCTATACCAATGACCCTTTTCATCCGTGTGATCGTAGGTCATCATTCCAATAGGCTCTGGATCCCCCTGTGGCTTTCCTTCAGGCGTGAACCCGTGATAATAGTATGCAGGAATGGTTTTATAAATCTCGTGCTGTGTCACGGTCTTTGCATCGAAGTATTGACCGTCTGTGTCCTTTCCGTTATCCGGCCCGCCAAAAGGAACTAACAACACGTCTAATTCCATATCTGCTAAAGCCTTGATAACGGTAGACGCGGTAATCTTGTATTCAGTCAAACTCATAGTCATAGTTGATTTAGTTGTCTTGTCATCCTCATCTGGTTCCATTTCGTTAGTCAGTTCATGGATACGTTTAGCAGATGACCGAATCTCTTTGATACGTTCTTTGTCATAACCGTTGTTACGTGCACCCATTTTCAAATCATCCATGTTTACTCCATATAACAAAAAAGACGTGATGCAAAATCAAGCCTTATTCAGGCTATCAGTTGCAACACGCCACTCTTACAAGAGTCTCTAGCGGTTCGCTATTTAGTTATGAATATTATAACACATTTATTTTGTGTCAATGCCCTTATTCTATACTGTCAATTACAAATCTCTGAATAACTGCAATTCATTATGCGTTTGCGCATTCAGCTCATATTGTCCTAAGTAATAAAACGCAAGCGCTACTTGTTTTGGATCGTTAACGTCTACCTGTTTACCGAAAAAGTAACCACCCTCAACCCTACCCAATATTTCATCATACTTCTTGTCTATCCATTGTTCGCCTGTCATTATTCTCCCCTATTCTTCGCAAACTACATTTGATGAATAATAATACTTCCATCCAATGAATGAGTGTATTTCAACAAAACGATTATACAGTTTCCAAATGTGTAGTTTTTCTCCAATGAACCTAGATACAATAGCAATGATGTTCTTCGGATAAACCACATAACTATACCCATTCCAGTATCTTGGATGGATAATACATGAATATTCAGGTTGTTTATGTTCCTTAATTTTTGACAATGCTATTACAAAATCTGCATACGTTAAACTCATATTCTCTCCTTGAACAACTTAATTATACATCAACTCAAATGTAACTTTTTGATAGCAGACTTAACCCCGCCCTCAAACTTCTTTAGAATATCCTTACCCTTATTCTTTAGCACCATTGTTATGGTCTGCCAATTATTAGCCCTGTGTCCGATAATCTGATTATCGCCTTGCACAAATTGAGCATATTCTTTTTCGTTTACTACAATCTGATTGTATCCTTTTCCTACCGCTCTCCATCCCTGCCTTAGTTCCTGTGATCTTCCAGGAAAACCAGCTTGTTTCATTTTCATCATTACATACTTTCGCTGTTTATCAGACGACCATACAAAAGGTTTACTAGACTTAGGCGGGTATGTCTGCATAGAATTGACTATATATTCGTTGGCAGCTTCAACGCCAGCATCACGCGCTTCTTTAGGTAACCTTTTCAGGCGCTCTGAAATAGTTGTGATTCCCGAAATGTCGATGCCGATGAAGTTACTCATACATTCCCTGAAGTTGCAATATCCAATAGTCTACCTAAAGCGTCCGCGGATCTCCGTTGGTCAGTTTCTTCCAACCGGCAATCACAATTCCACCCGCCACACGAAAGGACGCTTGACCCTGATTCACCTGGCGTTATTCCTGATTGTTCCCATTCGTAAGCATAGGCCACAATTCCATCTAAGGCGCTACAAGTTTCACAATGTAATTCAGTAGCTCCTAAACGCCACACGAGACGGATCTTACCACCAAAGTGAATCTTTGACGTATTCATAACTTCATTATACTTGCTTGCCCAAATATCAATTCTCGGTCTGAATTGTGATCTAAACGCATCTAAAGCCTCTTTGTCGGTCATGCCCTCTGTGTCTTTTATGATGTCGATTATGTCAACTGCTAGACCCGTTAGATAGCCTATTTCCTCACTGATTATTCCACTTAGAATTGCAAGGTCATCCTCTGTCATTTCACTTACAGGAACACCGACTTCGTCCGCGCCCTCGTTCCATGCCTTAGTAAGTTGATTCTCAATCGCAGCGATAAAATCACTTTCAAATTGGTTGTCTGATACTTCGCCCCTAAAGAACTCCAAAGCGTATGACCATAACTGACGGTCAAACATCTCTAATGTCTTTATGGATACGATATGCCATAAAGCAGGTATTGAATCGCATACGTCAAATAAGATACTATTTTTCAACGGCATTGTTTATCGCGTCCGCAAGTTTCAATAATGCAACGTCTGAATAGTCCCTTTTGCTTGATTCTACAATCATCGCATTAGCAACCGGTATTACAGAATCACGCCGTAACATTTTACGCGCTTCATCAAATGTAGTACCATTATTGATACTATCCACAATTTCAGCCGGAATGTTATACGCCACAAATTCAACTTGTTTTCCAGCCTTCTTTGCTTTGCGTTCCCACTTGTCTAGTTCAAGCATAGCCGGCCTAATGTCTTTTATCATCTCGGGTTCGTCTGTTTGTTTTTCTGGTTCTACGATTTCATTTACTGGTTGATTTACAGGAACTTCAACCCTAGGTTCTTGTTTCTTTGCGTTTTGCGCCACACTCACTAATAGTTTACCAGCTTCGCCCTCTAAAGGCTTATCATTCCAGAATCTCTCACGTAATTCGTCAACCGTGTGTGTCTTTGCGTATTCCTGCATTTCTTTTAGTTCCATTAGTTTGTCAGTTACTCGAATATCTTCAGGTTCTAAAATATACCCATCCCCGTAAACTGGCATTACCTTAGTCGTTAGAACGTCACCAATCTTTTTTAGCATCGGATAAACTTTGAAGTCGATCATCGTTGACTTTCCGGTCTTAGCGTTCGCTTCGGTTGCATTGACTGACAAAATAGAAGCCAATCCAGGGGCGATGCTTGAATAGATTTCATCCCTGTTTGCTAAACGGCTATTCAAGAACTCCATATCCTTTTGACTGGCCGCCGCTTGAATCCATTGAACGCCGCCCGCCTTGACGTTTCTTAGCATCATAATGCTTCTAATTGAAGATGCTTTATCAACGTCCTTTTGTATCTGGTCCCAATCTTCATCTGGAATTGGATCTGCAAAAGCCATTAACCCAGGCAGCTTGCCGTTGTTCTTACCAAATAATCTCTTGTTCCATGACTGCATTGCTACGTCAGCATCCATGACCATTTTCAATGATTCTAAATTACTATATCCGGTGAACATTGAATCCGGGTTAAATCCTGAAAACGCCACAACCTCATCAACTGGTAGGTTTATCAATCTTCCGTTACCAGGATCGTATTCGTACCACTTAATATATAGTTTTTCGTCAGGAATAGGTGATATTTGTTTAGTAGGGATTAGCCAAAATTCAACCGGCTTATTGTTTACTTTGTTCATCCACCAATAGGCATTATTAGTAACACACATATAAGCCAATGTAGAATAAATCAAATCTGACTGAGACATTAACGGATTAGGCGCTCTCAATACCCTTTCAAGGTCATGGTTTGGAATATCCTCTAATTTTTCTCCATTCATCTTTTTGACGTTGAACTTTGCGCCAGATCCAACGGTTGCAACCTTGTCTACCGCAATATTCACCCAAGACACCCGCTTAAAGTATTCGACCTGGCTATAATTAGTCATGTAATCAGGGTATGAAACTTCTTCAGTGCCAGCCCGCTCTAAAGCCCAGGCAGGATAGTTTTTCGGGTTCGCCTTGCTATACCCTAAGCCACGTAAAAGATTATCAATAATGCTCATGTTACTCCTATCCTGCGAAAGAAATCATTTTATTAGGACTAATATTGTTTCCAATGTAATTAGAATACAAAATACTTTCACCCTTATCAGGGGATCTTCCGAGTCTCTTTTTTATTTCGTCTTTTTCCTCAACTAATACTCCGGAAGTTGTCAAGCTATACCTCGCACTACACAAATCAGCTACTATCTCGTTTCCAGGTGGTAGACAAATATTGTCCCCGCTTACCGGATCAAGCGCGTCCCTCATTCTCCAATAATATTCTGCCCTTAGATTACGCATCTTTAGTTTACCACTTTTGTCTCTGTAATCACTTCCGGACGCGGCATTAACAGCGAATAAACATTTATACATTGGCTTCAATGAATCGTAAACAGCCGACCCAATACCGCCAATATCTATATTCATTATAGCAGGTTCTTGTTTGCCTAAAATATTTTGAATAAGCGCTGCCGCCGTTGGGCCGTCCTTGACAATAGCACCCGGCCAAAACGATACTTCACTAAACCAATTATCGTATCTTAGTGACATACTCATGTTATCCCTACCACCGCGTGCTGGGTCAATTCCAACCGCCGTTAGCGGAATTTCCGGCTTTTCTGTTTTACGCCATCGCTCCTGCGCTTGTATAACCCATTCAGTAGGAATAATCTGCCAGGGGTCGGCCATCGCGGACGCTTGAAAATCACCGTAAAGCATTTGTGATCGTAATGGTTCTGGAAGTGACTGCAAAACAGACTTATACCTGTTATCGTCAGCAAGGAACGGGTTATCATCTAATTTAGCGGGAATAAATGTTCTTGATAGTGGGTATATCGTTTCCTTTTCAGTAACAATAGGCTTCCCAGTCATCAACTCTTTTTCTTCCCCGTCAATGGTTGCGTACCACCTTAGCTCACCTGGTTTAGCAGGATTAGGATGTTTAGGGTCAAGCCACGCTGCCCATCTTCTTACTACCCAGTTACCGCTTTCACTTGTTGGCGGGTTTCCAGTACAAACTACCCTTACTCTTTGACCTTTATTAGTTGATCGAATCCATCCACAAATAAACACATAAATCGATTCTGTAAATTCAGTGATTTCGTCAAATAGTTTATGGTCGTGAGGTCTACCCTGCCAGTCGGTCTTATTGTCCTCGTATTGCACCGCGCCTAATTCGATTGATCGATTATTAGGCAAGTCCCAGGTATGCTCTGACTTATTCTCTTTTCCGTTCTTGCCGTCAGTACCGATAACATCCCTTGCTTGCCTAATTAGTTCTTTTAGGTTTGGGTACACTCTACGAAAAATAGCCGCGTGTTCTGCTAATTCAGCGGCCATTCCAACTAATAAACTCGACTTACCACCACCCGCAGCCCCGCCGTAAAATAATTCGTCAGCCCTTGAAAGTACCGCTAACCATTGAGGCTTACTCTGCGGTATCCAAAGCGCCGTCTTGTTTTGAATCCTGGCTAGGTATGATTTCTCGGATGGCATTAGTGAGTGTAGATATTGCTCTATCATATCCATCTATTGAGTTCACCTTTTCGCCTTGCGTTGTAACATCTATTTTGTCAGTAAACAAGCCTTTTGTTTTTCCAAGTAACTCAAGAGCCTTGATAGGATCGTGAAATTCGTATTTAGTTCCTTCTTTAGTTGGAATAATTGATTTTATCAAATGAAGTTTTTTGTTTTTATGTGCAACGTCAATGCCAACCTGCTTATGTCCATTTTCATCATACTCAATAATGTCCTCAAAGTTTGACCTGGCAATATCTGCAAGCCTTGACAATATTTCGTTGGTTGTCATTGCGTTTTCATCTACACGCTTGTCAATCTCGGCTTTAATTTCAGGTTTATTCAGGTTTTCTTGACCAATTGAATACGCAGTCTTTTCAGAATATCCAGCAGCAATAGCAGACTTCGTGGCGTTCCAAGTCCGCAAATACTCCTCAATAAACGCTTGCTGCTTTTTACTAAACGACATTAGAATCCTTCTGCTTTTTCCGCCTTGATACTTGATTGTAATACCGACTTGACCTGTTTCAATACTTCCATGTCTGCCTTTAGTTCGGCATACCGTCCGGCAATGTGCGCAAACTCAATCTGCTTGTCTAACATCTCTTGACCAACGCGCTCTAGTAGTAACACCTTCCCGCCGTAATCAAGAGATAATATGTCTGTCTTTGATAGTTCACTCATGCGTAAACTCTATACCTTCCGAGTAACCAGTCAAAAAATATAATCCACTTTTTCCAGATTGTCATAAGTCCTCACTCAATTTATTATAGCATAAAAGCAAACGACCCGGTATTATCCAGGTCGCTTACCGCATTCACCTCGTGCGAGTGTAACTCCAAAATTATTATACTACTTTCTTTGGCCTCCCGCCTTTCTTCCCGTTCTCAGCGGACGAACGCGCTTTCTTTTCTGTTTTGATACCACCTAATACTTTTGCCGATTGAGATATTTTCAACATATTACTGGCTGCGTATCCATCGCTTTGATCTTTGAAAAATTCTGTTTGAATATTTTTTATTTTTTCTTTCAATTCGTTATTTTCAATTATTAAATCATCGCGCTCTTTAGTTAATTTGTCTATTTGTTCTATTGCTTCGCTATAAAGATTTTCCATTTTGTTTTTCCATTCTTCTCTGTATAATCCACTCATCAAAAAATATTCCTGGGGCTTTAGAATATTTCCAATGAGAAACAAATTCTGTTACGTCGCCATGGTCGCTTGTCCTCATCCATCGCTTATCGGATGGAGAAAATAAACATACTGCCGGGTAATAACCTTGAAGCAAACAAAAACATAGTATTCCTAAAGATACGTTTTTATTCTTGTGCTTTGGTAGTTTTTTATTTACTAGAATCCAACCACTTAGAAAACACATTATCTTTGAAAGTAATACATATTGAATTTTCATTTTTCCTCTAATTTACTAAAACAATACTCACCAACAACATGGGATGTTTCAAATTTTTCATTCCAAACATTTGCTATTTTTCCAGTTTCAAGATGATATTTTTTGCACACATAACAACAAAAATGTCTTGAAATTGCACCTTCAACCGGATCTATTATTGATAAAATTATTATGTTTTTCATTTTAAGTTGAATTGCTTTGATTCTAATTTGGCAGCTTTTTTATTTGAGAAAACTTCAATTACTTTTCCATTTTCATTTACAACTGCATAACCAGCGCCATAATAAAAATTTCCGTTTTCAAGTTCGTGTTTTCCTGCGTAAAGTTTTTTTGTTGTTGTCATTTTGTTTTCTCTCCTCCGTTGTCTATGTAATAATAATACAACCTATTGATTGGTTTGTCAATAGGGAATTACATAATTTAACACGGATTTAACACAAAACACCCCCTATAAAGGGGATGCTTTGCGGAGGAGTGGAGAAACGTTTACCATTAATATATTACCACGTTTCTCTGTTATTTCAAGTCCTGTTAGGGTTGGTTATTCCTGTATGTGTGAAAACTCTACACCGTTAGTATGCCTAGTCAGGACGTGAAAACTATTTCGTGGCGTTTTTCAAGACATCATAAATTCCTGATGCGATCAATCCTAACGCAAGTCCAAACACGATTGTGCCAAACCAGCCACTAAATCCAACCGGAACTGCGATGCTCAACTGATAGCCGATCCCGAGCACAAGGCCAATCGCCATTGATACGAGTTTTACGGCAACACCTTGTAATCCCAAACTCTTGACCCATTCAACCAGGCCAAGCACAACCAAAACCAGCGGAACGCCTGCAACTAAATAACTTGTGAAATCCATTTTTTCTCCTTGAATAGTTTTATTATATCACTAACATTTTACTACATGTTTTTTTCTCTGCATTTTCCTCTCTTTCAGTATCATTTCAAGTAAGTTTTCCCATCCTTCGTCTCGATTATGTCCCTTGACTTCACCGGCGCATATTACCTCTTTGTTGACCGAGACAACGTAGGTATAGTTTGAACTTTCGTTGGATCCACCCTCATTGTGGATTGTGATTATCAGCATCATTATCCCTTGATTGATGCAAGTGGTTTTAATTCAACAAGTATTTCTACAAGGTCTTTTTGGTTTTCCATGACAATGTCAATATCCTTGTATGCGCCTGGAGATTCGTCAAGGTCTTTTGCAGTTCTTAGTCCATGAATTACGCCTTCCATTTTTCGTTGTTCATCTTCAAGATTTAGAGACCTTTCTGCTTCCTTGCGCCCCATTCTACGCCCCGCCCCATGAGAGCATGAAGTAAAACTGTCTGGATTACCTAAACCCCTGACAATATAACTTTTAGTCCCCATTGAACCAGGAATAATTCCGGTAGTATTGGCCGTTGCTAAAGTAGCGCCCTTGCGATGAACAATTACATCTTTTCCAAAGTGATGTTCAAATTTTGCGTAGTTATGATTTATGTTTATTGATTCTACAATTTCAGCATTCATAAATCTATAAAAAACAGCAAAGATATTATCCATCATTAATTGACGGTTGGCTTTTGCAAACTCCAAACAGTAATTCATGGCTTCAAAATATTCCTTACCTTCCGGCGTTTCAATTGGTAAAAACGCCAGGTCTTTGTCTGGAATATCCGATTGCCAACGCTCACATAGTGCCTGTGCTTTTGCGTGGAAAACCTTTGCGGTCTTTAAACCAAAGTTACGGCTACCAGAATGGAGCATAATCCAGATATGTCCATCATTCCCTTTTTGGATTTCAATGAAGTGATTACCACCGCCCAATGTTCCTAATTGCTTTTTAGATGAATTTAGTTCTTGCTGAATAATTGGAATATCAGGCGCGTTATCAAATCCACCCCACGCTTGATTTTCTTGTTGGCGATCGAACCCTAAGGGCACTACTTCTCGAATTTTACCCATGAGTAGTTTTAGTGAATCTGTATCGATTTCAGTTAGTGATGTTTTTACAGCACTCATACCACAGCCAATATCCACACCAACGGCATTTGGTACAATCACGCCCTTGGTTGCCATAACCCCACCAATAGGCATTCCGTATCCCTGGTGAGAATCCGGCATAATCGCAATGTGCTTGAACGCAAACGGAAGTTTAGCCAGGTTCAACGCCTGTTGTAATGCGCCGGCCTCAATATCATCTAACCATAATTTTATTGGAATTCTCTCACTTGTAATTACGCTCTTCATACTACCTCAATCCTAATTCCCTGAGTTTATCAATGACTTGCATGGCGGTTTGAAGGGTATCACCTGAATAACCACAAATGTTTTGATTGACTTCATCAACAAGCATTTTCATGGTTGGCCTTTCTAAATCATCAAATGAGTTGTAATCTTCAAATGGGGTAGGACACGAACAGCCGCTATCCCTTGCGGTGAAAAACTGATTATTTTTATCCTTCCAAATCACACGCGTATCAAATTCGTATGAACCGGATGAATATTCAATCTCTCCAACTAATTCAAGTCCCCATGATTCTGGTGCATAATAAACATTGTTTTCGTATTCCATATTCTCTCTCCTATTGATACCTGAATGTCTTGTCTAATGCGTTGCTCACGTTTTGCGCACCGAACCGCTTTTCGAGTTCTCGTCTGTTCTTACCATTGTACAACTTCCTTATCTCTTGATAGCGTGATTGTTTCCATGCGCTTATCATTTCTTTTGCTGTTTGTGTCATTATGTCATACTCCACAAATTCCAGAACACTCATTATCCCAATCCCTTTCATCTTTTGTACTAGACACATTAATCCGTTTAACTTTTGCTTTCGTTTTCAGAATATAGTCTCCGTCTATGTATCTTTGCGCATCCTCTTTTTTCTCAAAAAGATTAATCATATCGTTGTTGTATAAACCAACGCAGGCATACGGAGCGCCATTAATTGTGATGATAAACATTTGTCTCATTGTTCACCAATCCCTTTCATCTTCAACCAGGATAAACAGACGGCCTCGCCAAATTCACCCTCTTTGACAGTGGAAAGTTGCATACGTTGATCGGTTGGCAACTCAAAATAGAGTGGCATATACAGGTTGGCGCCGGTATAAAAACTTACCGGTATCCAACAAGGTTTTATGCCTCGCAAGTAGTTTGCAAAGCAATACCAGTTTCCTCGCGGAGAATAAACAGGCTCAAATAAGCATTGGTCAACCGTTGGAAGATAATCTGGCATTGGTTCACGCGCCTTCGCTATGACTTCGTTTAGGTTACTCATCCTTCCCCCTTCAACTTTTCCATGAGGGCGTGATGTAAGGTGATGACACATTCTGGATTATGTTCAACAGTAGGCCGTGCGCCACAAAAATCACAAAACTTTGGCGCAACTCCGCGAAAACCCGGCTTTCCTTTTTGGCTATAAACTGGCAAAAGACCAGCAAATAACCGTTCCGCATCTTCTCCGCACTCTTTGAGTAGGGAGCGCAACCTATGAATTTCGTCTAACACATTCCAGTCAAACTCGTCTTTGTTGTCTGCCTTGAGTGATACCGCAACGGCAAGTCTATTGTTTAGTGTCTCGTTTTCAGCACGGAGAGCAATCAATTCTTGTAGATATGTTCCAAGTTCTTTAGTGCTTACATCACCGCAAACATAGCCTCCGGCAAATCGTTTTATTATTTCTTGTGGTTCCATCATTCACCTACCTTTGGAAGGTGTCGCCAGTGGGTCATTGTTCCCTTTTCGTTGTGGCGTACATCGCACGGATATTTTAGTTTTGTTGATGGATTACCATAGTCAACCGGTATCCATTCTTCAAGCACTCGAATCCGCTCCGCCTGTTCCTTTTCGACTGACTGGAGACGGATGAGTTCTGCCATTTTTGACGCTGTTTTTGCGATGTATCTTGCTGCCAATCCAGAAGCTAACTCCAGAGAATCGCGCATATCCTTATAAAACTCATGGAACATGTTGACAACTTTGGTTTGTTGTTCACTCGCCGGAAGTTTTTCAATTTCATCAACCAAAGCGCGATACTTCTTGAAATACGGACGTTCATAATCCTTTTTTTCGTCCATCATTACCCTACTTTCTTCTCTATCCTGACCTGATTGCCTTTTACCCAGATTATCTCAGGCCGATAACCGAACCGTTTCACAAATTGATCTATCGCGTCTTGTACCGTCTCACCTTTTGTAAGTGAGTATCCTTCACATTCTACGGTTGACATTTTAGCCCATGTATCTATTTCGATGATTTCAGTCACAAAACACCTCTATTGTATTTAGCTTTGCAAACTCGCCATATAAATCTATTGCATTTTTATTGTATGCCAAGGCCGCCTCCTCTATTGTTTTAAAACATCCGAGGTGAATATGTTTTCTGTTTTTGCAAATTTTTGCCATGTATGGATTGCTTGTTCCTGGAGTATAATAAACGCCCTTATATCCCGTCGTGTTATTTTTACCCAATAAAGAGTTCGCTTGATTCTGAGACGCGCTACAAATCCTTAAATTTTCTTTTCTGTTGTCAAGAGTATCGTGATTTATATGGTCAACATATTCACCTTCCATAGCGCCCAAAATAACTCGGTGCATTTTTATGTGTTTAAATGTACCGTCAACGCGCTTATTTCCATCGGCATATCCATAATTAAAATTCCACTTGCAAAAGTTTATTTTTTCAAAATCTTCATCGTCAATCTTTGAAAATTTTCCTTGAGTTAATGGGATTAATATCATGTTACTCCAAAATATAAACAGCAGCCAATTACCAGGATAGTGTTTTCTCAGGAACACGGAGGTAAAAAGCTGCTGCTTATACATTATCTTATTCCATGTTCCTGAGTAACTCTATTGTACCACATTATCACAAAAAATTTCTGGATATTTCTTTGCGAGTGCCTTGAATATAGCCTTGGTCAGCTCTTTGTCATAATCCCAAAAATGGCATACTTTTTCAAGCGCAGATATAACGCCGATTTTCCAATTATATTGGTCTTTTGTTGAACATATTGAAACAGCAAAGTCAACCGATCCGCTATGACAATTTTTGGCATACGTCACCGGGTTACCTACGATGATCTCAAAATGATTATGTCCAACCGAGAATTTCAACCGCTTGCCGATCATCTCTGTTGCGTCCATCATGTCTTTTTGCACACAGATTAACCTCTGTTGCCACACGTCCGCTACGGTTGACATGAGCTTAAGTTCGTGTGATTTTTCAGTGATGATTGAAGCCTGTCTGCCTAATGCGCGCGACACTTCTTCCAACAGTTCTTTATAGTGATCTCGCATGGCTTCGGCTGAATTACAGCGTGATTGTAAGTCGTCATAATCACGTATCTTTTGAAGCCATGACTTCTTTTTGGGCTGGACGCCAAAGGCGATTTTACAATCAGGAGAAATGCCAAACCGGGTTGCCGCATACCTGATTGCGTCCGCTTGATGTTCACAAACCCTGTCTATCGCTTTTTTGTAAGTGGTTGCAAAATTATTCAATCCGGTAATCTTGACGCTCTTTGTCACCGTCCCGTCCTGGTTCATTGTTCCACCTGGATACTCAATGGAGTATTTTCCAAAATTACTTATAGAGGACGGCGTGCATTCTCGTAATCCAAGACCAGTTAGTTCAATTGTTTTATCGCCTTTATTTTCAATCGCTATGGTAAAGTTCATTTTCTCCTCCGATCAATTATCCAAAATATTATTACCGATGGTATTACTATGATTAGAAATATAGGGACTGGTAACATTGGTTATCCTCAAAATGGAATTTCATCTTCTGAATTTAATAGGCGCTCTTCTTCAATTTCTTGTTCCAAGTCATGCGCCCGCTCTGCCATTTGGCGGTCTTGTTCTTCAGCCCACGCTTGATAATATCCATCACGCCCGTGTCCAATATCGCCGTAACACATCGAACATGACCTTCCTTGTCCCTCTGGTATTTCACTTCCGCAACTTGTACAATGTGGCATTTCTCTCTCCTCGTTTTACTTTTACTATAACAAATTACATTGGTTATGTCCGTAAAAAAGTCATTAAATCGCTTTCTTTGGCCTTCCGCCTTTTTTGCCATTTTCGGCAGACGAACGAGATTTCTTTTCTGTTTTGATTGACCCTAGAATTGACGCGGCGGATTTTATACCGTCTGATGGTTTTGCGGCTCGAATTGACATAGCCATATTTTTACCAAAATCAATAACTCGTTCGTTTGTTTCGCCGACCAAACTTCCCTCAATCCATTTAGCTGAATATTCAAGAGTATTTGTATCAAGTGCGCGACCTTCTGAAACGCGTTTATCTATTAGCTTACGAACCGTAACTTCGTTTTTAAGTTCTTGTATTTCTGTTTTCAATAAACCAATTACAATTAACGCTTTTTTTAAATCCGTTATTTCTTCACTCATTTTATTCTCCTAATACACAATCTCGGATAGTCGTTTTTCTATCCATTGTTTACGGCGTGGGTCAACAAACCCTGACATATTCTTTAACTCATTTGTCAATCGAAGAGCTTCGTTATGCAATCCGCAGGATGTTATTGTGGCCTCAACTCCCGGATGTTTTTTGAATATGTATTGCCAATCATCATGTGAAATATCAGTTATGTTCATTATTTACTCCTAATTTGCATTATGAAAAACTTCAAGAATTTCAATAGCATCTTTTAATGCTTGTCTTTTTTCTGCCAAATAAACCATGTTGTTTCTACTTTGTGCGCGTCTCTGTGAACATCCCTGCATAGAACCAGTAGAATTAATAGCACGCAAATGAGACTCACTAGATTTTTTCAACTCTCGCTCTATTTTGAATAATTGTAATTCAAGCTCTTGTTTTTTATAGTTTTTTGCAAGTTGTTTTGACCAATTTGAATAATCTTCATACTTCCAGTCTGCCATGTTATCTCCTGTGCGTATCCCTGCGCACCCCGGATTATTTTAGAAGTCACCGGCTAAATTTGCATTATGCCAACCGAGTGACCATTGTTTGAGAATTGATTGAATTACATTTGATTTTGAGAAGTCACTTGTTGAATATTTTCCGACCAACTTCATTACTTCTTTATCTAAAACCGGGGCTGATTTTATTCCATTTACAAAAGCCTGTTGTCCTAAAACTTCGGATGTTGCAACGTCGATTTTCTCTTGAGCTGTCATTTTGTTTTCTCTCCTCGTTTGTTATGTATATATAATACAACTAATCGTTAGGTTTGTCAATAGGGTTGATGTTAAATCGCCGTTAAAGTTTGCCTACGATTTCAAACATCCGTGTAATCATCTTTGAACACCGGCCTCATGTCTGGCCCAGGCACGTTTATCACAACCCCGCCGTTTATCCTGGAAGTAAGATAACCGAACTCCATAGGCAATTCTTTAGGCGCTTTGTTTGATGCCATGACCGTTAATAGATTGTCTCTTTGTGTGAACCTGTCATCAATCAATGTAAAGATTGTTTCCGTAGCCCAGCTTGTAAGGTTTGCCCGGTCAAACTCATCAATACACAAAACCTTGATTGATCGGTAAAACTCCAAAACGGTTTGTACTTCCCTTGTGCCATTAGGCTCTCCGAACCTTGCCCTAATATCAGATAGTAAATCAGCCATCGTTGAATAAAACGCCCTCAGCCCTACCCCCCGAAGTCCATTGATGACTGCTTTCAACAAGTGAGACTTACCGCTCCCGAAAGTACCATAGAACGTGTAAAATCCGTGCGCGTCCTGGTTCATTGACAAAATATGCGCTATGACATCATGTGCCTCTTTTTTAGGCTCTGCGCTTCCAGTGATCGAAAAGTCATACAAGCCTTTTTGTAAATCCATCCCCTCTAATCCGCAGTTCTTTTCT